AGTAAATCCAGAATCCGTAATCTTCAGAGTATTGGACGAGTTCTTAGAAAAGGAAAAGGAAAGGTGAAGGCAACATTATATGATATCTCAGATGATTGTTCCACCAAGTCAAGACGAAACTACACATTAAACCATTTTATAGAAAGGATCAAAATCTATAACGAAGAAAAGTTTAATTATGATATAATCACTATTCAATTAAAGGTATGATGGAAGACGACTTTTATGCAACAATTAAATTAAGATCAGGTGAGGAAATATTTTCAAAGGTTGCTGCCTCTGAAGAAGAAGATAGAACAATGTTAATATTGTCTAATCCAATCACCATTAATGAAATTAAATCCAGAGGTGGCACTGTAGGATATAAATTAGAACCATGGTTAAAGACAACTAGTGATGACATGTTTATCATTAGATTGGATGATGTCCTAACAATGTCTGAATCATCTGATGTTGAAATGATCATGATGTATCAAGATTATATTCGTAGATCGGATAAAAATAGAAGTAGTGAAGCAGATCTAAGTCGAAATATGGGATACTTAGGAACAGTTAATGACACTAAAGAACTTCTAGAGAAGATATTCAAGAAGAGTTCTGAAGAGCTATAGTTTATCTAATCAACCCTGACAGAGTTAGTCTATATGACTTTTGATACCTTGTCAAGCATTTAAGTTAATGGTATAATCTATACATATTATGAGATAAACTTATGATACAACCAGGCATGACAAGAAGAAAAAGGTCGGAACATTATGTAAATAATAAAGAGTTCCTTGCAGCATTAATTAAGTATCGTGAAGATAAAGAGATTGCAGCAGCTAAAGGTCTTCCAAAACCAGTTATTCCTCGCTACATAGGTGACTGTTTTTTGAAGATTGCAAATCATTTATCATTCAAACCAAACTTTGTGAACTACATGTTCAAAGAGGATATGATCTCTGATGGTATTGAGAACTGCGTTCAGTATATACATAATTTTAATCCAGAGAAATCCCAGAATCCCTTTGCGTATTTCACTCAGATTATTCATTATGCTTTTCTGCGTCGTATTCAGCGAGAGAAAAGACAGTTAGACATTAAGAATAAAATTATCGAGAAGTCAGGGTATAGTGAAGTCTTCGATGACAACAATACTCTTGACGGATCGAACTACAGCGACTATAATCAGATTAAGGATAACGTCCACTCTAAACTCCGTGGTTGATGAAGGTTGCAATCATTACAGACCAACACTTTGGTGCTCGTAAGAACTCCAAGTTGTTTCATGATTATTTTCTAAAATTCTATAATGACATTTTCTTTCCGTATCTAAAGGAGAATGGAATTACTACGATCGTAGATATGGGAGATACTTTCGACAGTCGTAAAGGTATTGACTTCTCTTCGCTTGCCTGGGCAAAGGATAACTATTATGACCGTCTAAAGGATATGGGAATACATATCCATACGATTGTAGGTAATCATACAGCATACTACAAGAATACTAACAATGTAAATGCTGTAGACCTTCTTCTCCGTGAGTATGACAACGTAACTGTATATTCAGAAGCAACAGAGGCTAAGTTAGGAAAACTTAAGACCTTGTTTATTCCTTGGATTAATCAAGAAAATGAAGAAACGACTCTTAAACTTATTGAAAGTTCAGCTTGCAAGTGTGCGATGGGGCACCTTGAGCTCAACGGATTTAGAGCTCATCGAGGCTGCGTCATGGACCATGGTCATGAGAGCAAATTATATAACAAGTACAAGCGGGTATTTTCGGGTCATTACCATACAAGATCTGATAACGGGAAAATCTTCTATCTAGGTAATCCTTATGAAATGTTCTGGAATGATGTAGAAGACCCAAGAGGATTTACAATCTTTGATACAGAATCTTTAGATCATTTTCACGTTGATAATCCTTATAGGATGTTCTATAATATTTACTACAATGATACGCCACATCAACTCTTTGATGCGAGTGAGTATGGTAATAAGATTGTCAAGGTGATTGTTCGTGAGAAAACAAGTGTCAAAGACTTTGAGAAGTTTATTGATAAACTTTATGAGGTCGGAGTTGCTGACCTTAAAATTGTAGAGAACTTTACTCTTCAAGAAGCAGAAGATTTTGAAGTATCTGAATCGGAAGATACGATGTCTATATTAGATAGATATATTCAAGATGCTGATATCAATCTAGACAAATCAAAAATTCAAAATATCATGAGGAGCACTTATCAAGAAGCATGTGAGATGATATAATGTACATACTAACAATTTACGGTAAAGAAAAGGAGGGTGCATATTCAGTAGAAGATGATGCTGGAGAACAAATCTTATATCTCTTTCAAGCAGAAGATGATGCAACTCGATTTGCTATGATGCTTGAAGAGGATGGAAGTCCCACTATGCATGTAATCGAAGTAGAAGATGAAGTTATGATAAAAACATGTGAGTTGCATGAATATCAATATACTATTATCACTCCAAATGACGTTGTAATTCCTCCCACCCATAAGCATGATTATATTTGAAAATATTCGTTGGAAAAATTTTCTGAGCACAGGGAATCATTTCAGTGAGATTGACTTTTTAGCATACTCTACCAACTTGATTATTGGATCGAATGGTTCTGGTAAATCAACTGTTCTTGATGCTCTGACATTTTCTTTGTTTGGAAAAGCATTTCGTAAGATCAATAAGCCACAACTCATCAACTCTATCAATGAAAAGGATTGTGTTGTAGAGGTTGAGTTTAGTATTAGTGGAACTAAGTGGAAAATACAACGTGGTATTAAACCAAACATTTTTAAGATTTGGAGAGATGATGACCTCTTAGACCAATCTTCTGCCGCGTCAGATCAGCAAAGATGGTTGGAGCAGAACGTTCTGAAGATGAACTATAAGTCATTCACACAGATTGTTGTTCTTGGTAGCAGCACATTTGTCCCCTTTATGCAGTTGACCAACTCTGCCCGTAGAGAAGTGATTGAAGATCTTCTTGATATTCGTATCTTCTCTAGTATGAATACCGTGATCAAAGAGAAGATTCGTTTATTGCGAGAGGATATTAAAGTTCTTGACTTGAAGAAAGAGTCCCTGAATGATAAAGTTCGTATGCAGCAAAACTTTATTGAGGAGTTAGATGCAAGAGGAAAGCAGAACATTGTGGACAAAGAAACAAAGATTGGTGAACTTCTTGTAGAAGAAAATGACTGGATGGGAGTTAATGAAGAGAAGAATGGAGAACTTCTAAGTCTTCAAAAGAAGATAGAAACTTATGATGGGGCAACTGCAAAACTGCGTCAATATGGTAACCTAAAAGGCAAAATTTCCCAGAAAGTATCCAGTATTACTAAGGAACATAAATTTTTTAGTGATCATACGGTTTGCCCCACATGTAATCAGGACATAGAAGAGACCTTCAGAATAAATAGGATTAGTGACGCTCAAAATAAAGCAAAGGAGTTGCAATCCGGTTATAAAGAACTGGAGGAGGCAATTAAAAAGGAGGAAGAGCGGGAGCGTCAATTCACTGCCCTATCGAAGGAGATCACAACACTAACGCATGGCATTTCTCAAAACAATGTTAAGATCGCTGGATGTCAGAGACAAATCAGAGATCTGGAATCGGAAATTCAAAGAATTACCGACCAACTTGCAAATCGAAATACTGAGCATGAAAAGCTAGAAACCTTCAAGGACAACTTAAAAACTACATACGACGAACTCGCTCAACGTAAGGACACGATCAACTATTACGATTTTTCGTATAGTCTTCTGAAAGACGGTGGAGTCAAAGCAAAAATTATCAAGAAGTATCTACCGCTGATAAATCAGCAAGTCAATAAGTATCTTCAACTTATGGACTTTTACATTAACTTCTCTCTTGATGAAGAGTTTAATGAAACCGTCCAGTCCCCAATTCACGAAGACTTTTCTTACTCTTCTTTCAGCGAGGGAGAGAAGATGAGAATCGATCTGGCACTCTTGTTTACCTGGAGAGAGGTAGCAAGGATGAAGAACTCTGTTAATACAAATCTATTGATTATGGATGAAGTGTTTGATAGTTCTTTGGATGGAGTCGGAACAGAAGACTTCCTTAAGATTATTCGCTTTATCATTAAAGATGCTAATATCTTTGTTATATCTCATAAGGAATCCTTACATGACAAATTTGAAAATGTCACAAGGTTTGATAAAGTAAAAGGATTCTCACGTATAGTATCCTGAAAAGGATAGAACAATGAACCTCCCCAACTGGCAGCACCACAGCAAGAAAGAACAAAAAAGAAAACTGAAACCTCAAGCACTACGTCAACGTAAAGAAGCATTGAGATACCTAAAGTTAAAATTAAATGTAACAAAAACTACATTAAGTTAGCATACGCTGACTACATAATATAGAATTGGAGAACGGAATGAACTAAAACCTCATTTGTTATTTGAACATTGTAATCGGAGGTATCATGCACAATCTCATTTCACACAATCAGTTAGCGGGTTGGAAACAAAGCGTTGAGCGTTTGACCAAAACATTAGATCGAACAATGGATGAATCTGATCTATTAAACGATTATTACGACTGCTTAATTGAGTGTGATGATGATCAGTCCACATGCAAACGTATTTGTAGGAGTATTCTTTCATAGCCAACCATAGACACTTTAGAAACTGTCACTGAGGGCCCTCACCGAAAGGTGGGGGTTTAGTATTATAGGTACAACCGAGAGAAACCTATGGCGGTCAACCACGAAATCAAATCTCAACTCGCCAAACTCCTTGCTACAGAGGACCTGATCGTAGAGCACAAGCAAGTTGACACTGCTTGTTTCAACGTTCACACCCGTGTGCTGACCCTTCCAATGTGGGAGAAGGCAAGTAATAGTGTCTATGATATGTTGGTTGGACACGAGGTGGGACATGCTCTATATACTCCTGATGAGAACTGGTTAGAGAAAGTTGCTATTCCCCCTCAGTTTGTAAACGTGGTAGAGGACGCACGTATTGAAAAATTGATGAAGCGTCGTTATGCTGGACTCGCAAAGACATTCTTTAAAGGTTATCAAGAACTCAATGACGAAGACTTTTTCTCTATATCTGATGAGTGCGTTGCTGATTTTAATCTTGCTGATCGTGCAAATCTATACTTTAAGATCGGCAATTTTGTAGATATCATTTTCACTGCTGATGAGCAAGTCATAATAGATAAGATTAGTAATACTGAAACCTTTGATGAAGCATTGGAGGTTGCTGAGGAACTTTATCTTTTTTGTAAGAAAGAGAAAGAGGAGCAAGAGATTCCTAACCTTACACCACCACCTGAGGTGCAGGAAGGTAATACTCAAGGATCTTCTACTCCTACTCAGCAGCAAGGTATATCTGAGGACTCGGGTGAGGGATCTGGATCATCCTCTGAATCGCGGGCGTCGTCTCAGAGCGAAAGTGATGCATCGGTATCTGGCGCTGATGATCGGGTTGATATTGAACCTGAT